CTGCGAAAGTGCATCTCCCTGCGACACGGATGTCGCAGACCACTCACTTTAGGCCAGTACTAACGTGCTGGTCTAATGAAGTGGAGAGAGATGACAATCTCTCCCACACGGGCTAAGCCCGCATGCAGCCCTATTAAAAGGGCTGCTTCCACCCGAGCTTGATGCTGACGTGCTCGGGGCGTCCTGAACGCTCCAAGTGCTCGGAATCAACGCTCGCAACGTCAATCCCCAAGCGGAGGGGATCGGGTCGTTTTGGCAAGCCAAAACGCCCAACCTTCTCGCTTGGAAGGAGACACTTGAGCAAGGCACCTGTCCCATCGAGAGGATCTCGAGGGGACTTGGCACGCACGTAGTAGCCCTTGGTTAGAGGGCTGTGCGTATTTGCATCCATTCTTTGGTAAAGGTACCCAAGGAATGATTGCCTGCCAAGCAGTGGAGAAGTGGGCGCTACGTTGGGATAGTTCCCTGACAGGAGCTTCCTCATGTAGACGTCCATCCAACGAGCCCCTTGCCACAGGCCTGCTCGATAGAGCAGGTTCCGTAGCGCGGAACTCGCGATTACTCCACTTGCGCTCAGCCGCGATGTCGGAAGTACCTGACGGACCTTGACAATACTAACGTCTTGGCCGTCATAGTACATCCGACCACAGGACTCTCTGAACCTTCCGGTCCAGAAAGACTTGTGGGCGTTCACAGAATACCCAAAGTATTCGAGAACGTCTATCACGGACAGCACAAAGTCTTTGGGGACGATAATATCGTCGCCAAAGACACGCACCTGCTTCTGAAAACGGTAAACCGTTTCAGAAGAAAGCGGGGCACTAAGCTCCCTTTCTATTCCAAGAAAGATCAAGGTCAAGAAGACCATGGCCTCAATTGGAAAGCAGAGAGCTGAACCCATAGAAGCGTACTTAGCAAGGCGTATTACGCCATAGCCAGGTACATCAGCCTTCTGTGACCGTGTTCGCTGGATTACCTCATGCAACAAGGGGTAGTCCTCGAACATGGCACGTACATGCTGATTCGAGACACGATCGGAAGCTTCGCTAAGATCTAGCGTAGCCAGCTCGCCGCTGTGCGAGCCGTCGCGGGCCATGGAGCGATTAGGCTCCTGGTCATCGAATCCGATCACGCGGGAGAGGAAACCATCCTCTGAGAACGCGTCGAGAAAAGCGCGAAAGACCGCCTGTTGTGCATATTGCATAGCAGTAGGTTCAATCGCGATAATACGAGGTGTCTTGAGCGACTTAGGTACGGAGATAACCCTAACGGGAATCTCTGCACCGGGTTCGAGGATGTTAAGTTCACTAACCAATTCCGACCCGAAGGAAGGGTTTGGAATAATGAACTCTTCAGCAGGAAAAACCTGTTGAAGACGAGCGGGCCAGGTTCGCTGATTATACTTAGCATTACTACTAAGTTTATCAGCGACAGCGCCTGGACCATGCTTTGGGATCATACGACCCCAATAGACATCTCTGTCTACTTTAGCGAATAAATCGCCAAAGAGCATATTCGAAATCCGCTTGAAATCCTCCCTATAAGAGGGATCAAGACGGGCATCGGATGCCTTAACATCCAGCTCACATTTGACATAGTCGGACATGGCTCGCCTCTCGCGTTCGGCCGAAACAACCTTACGGTTGCGACGGACCGATGAAGTCTCCCATATCTGGGATTCTTCCGGGAGGGCGATCTTGCTAAACATCAGCGAAAGCTGAAGCATAGCATAGATTGCTTCCACGTCCGGCTCATCAAATAGTGCGCCACTACTAGGATCGAACACACGTCCATGGAAACCTTGCAGAAATGCAGGGAGACCAGTACGATTTCTCGGAAGCTTTTTAAACTCCGAAAAATCCGAAGGGACGACGTGACCTCGGTTCAGAGCCCTTTGGAGGCTCTTTCCGAAGTTCGCCAGGGTTATCGCCAAAAACGATAGCCCCTCGTGTTCTGTCCGACGCACGACGGTTGTTACGTCGCGCGTGGCGCTAGTGCAGCATCGCATAGCCATTTCATGAGCTATGCTAGACCAGAGAGACGTCAGGCTTTTCATAGTACCTCCTTATTCGGGGGGTAGCTATCCTTAGCTCTGTCGTCGATTGTCGACAATGCTAGCTGGTAAGACTAGCATTGGTGAACCCACTAACTCAAAACCAGTTGAAAGAAATATTACATCTATCAACTAGGGAGTTAACAGCAACGAAGAGGAAGTTAACGACTACAACGATAATAGCGGTACTCTTACGAGTTGCCACTGTTCCCGGAGTAGGATCGGTACTCCTCCTTCCGCCCACCCGTGCAGGAGCTCTCGCTCCTGAACGGTTAGATTGGAAGGGGGCATGTTGATTAGACATGTCTTCTTCGTGCCGGTGATATACCAAGCCTAAATGCCCATGCCCTTCTGCGACCACGTATGAAAATACATACGTGGCGCTCGGTGCTAGGACAAACTGGGCGACGAGTCGTTATGACTCACCGCCAAGGAGCTTGGTAATCAACGCGTCCGTACCCGCGGTGAACTGGGTCTTAAACCCAGTGTACACAGCGAGGGCCTCGGTAGCCGAATATCCTGCTGGCGGAAGGTCAAAGACGATGTAACAAGACATCGACACTTTGACGTTCTCAGCCGGTCGGAACGGGTCCGAAGTCATCTTGGACGTGTCGATCCGCAACATTCTCCTCGTCCGCTTCCCATAGTCATGGGAAGCCTTCAAGGAAATGAGTCCGTCGCCACTCACGTACTCACTTTCGTCATCGCCAACGCTTACGCGAGGCAATGGCGTAGTGGTACCTGATATGGTTACGGTCTGCGGGTCGGTGAACGACATGAGCATCTCTCCTAGGAGCCCGGTTAGACTCCCATTGGCGTTTTGACGCAGATTAACAACTGCATCAGCGTCGAGTCAAACCCAACGCTGCGGCAATGGCCTGTTGGCGCTGGCTTAAACCAGCCCAAGTAATGCCAAAACCAAAGGGGTTAGCCTTCCGCCTCACCTTCGTTTCAGAAACGAGGGAGATAGCGGGAGCATTCAGTCCTTCAAATTTAAAACCTGAAGGGCCGATATGGGTATAGGTATTAGATGAAACAGTATGTTCCATCACATATCCATACCGCATGACCAGGCCGTCCTTCTGCCAGCTACTAACATTGGACAAAACGGACCCAAAGTTAGTAACCCAGTCGGCGGCCCAGCTCCATGGAGCAAGATTCCAGAGAGTCTCTGGCGTGATGGTAAGGCCGAGTAGGTGATCGGCCATCCGGGCATATTCCCGTATAACCCCTCTGGCGTATCCGTCAGAAGGGATATAGTAGGTAAATGCACCGGAGAACCATCGACGGGTCTCACGACGAGTCGTGAGAACAGTCTGCCCAATTATAGGCGACTGGGTTATCGCAGACGATGATGGGATCATATAGACCGCATCACCGTTAGAGATAATCCCAGACGACTCTTGGATAATAGGTGGAAGACTCGCCTTACGGCGTACGACCTTTCCGGCGTCCCTCTCATACTGTTGTATGAGAGATTCGGCGTTTGAAACGGCATTGATAAAATTCTCAATGTCGTTCTTGAGAGGTCGCCAACCGAACTCCAGATTTAGGTACTCATCGCCAAGATTCTTGGCGGTAAGTGCCCTACTCTCCCACGTCTGGTGACCGAACATTTTCGGTAACCCTTCGCGGTAGAGTTCTGTGAGACCGGTTGCCAAATCCGCGACTGAGTTGGTCGGCTTAGCCGAATCGATCAGCTTTGCCCCGAATGCATCCAAAGCAGAATCACTGCTCGGGAAGTAATCAGGCCATTGCATGAGAAATGGGCTACAAGGCAATACTGGACCATCAAAGATCCAGGTATGCCACTGCCGGTTATTAACCGGTAGCCTTATCGCTCGAGTTACATGGTTGGCTTCGCCAACTACGTAACGTCGTTGCGAGAAGAAGTAGCCCCCAACGTCGTCTGAGGAACCGCGAATGCGGGACCTCCAGTTGGGATGGTCTTCACTCACAGTTACCTGTGAGCCCTGTAACCTCGCAGTATTAATCGTCGCAGATTGCGTGGTCTCAATAACTTGAGGCACACGCAACTCGTCGACCCAAACGTCAACAAGTCGACCGGTAGCTGCCCCAATATAGGGCAGCGCCCGACGCCTTGTTTTTCGTAAGGGCTGTGAGGCCATAGGCACCAGCTCCTCTGGTTTCCGGGTGTTCTCACCCGAATCTATACCAACAGTGGTTACCTAGCCACCATAGGTATAGGTCGCTTGCACTGCGCCCAGGGCCCC